GTATTAGCATCTAAAGTTAAATTATCTACATTCCATACATCTATTTTTCTATTACTATCAACAACAGCAACTATACCACCATCACTATTTCTCGTATTTGTTACACCTGCTAAAGCACCAGGAGTGTGCTCCATCATAGATGTATAGTAATGACCAGCGATAGGATTGACATTTGTACCGTCATCTCCTAAAAATACTCTGTCTTTATATTGATTTGTGCCACCGTAACTGCCAATACCAGTTACATATGCCATTTCACCCCAATTCAAACTACCAGGTTTGGCTGTACCCGATGATCGTTTGATTCTAATTATACTAGCCATTTCAGAAATTTCCTCCGTTGATGTCTAAATTCTGTGCTGCACCTGGCGTTAATTCTAATGTCGCATCAAATTTTTTCGTTACACCATTATATACAAGTACCATTCCATTAGATAAAGTGGAGGCATTTACGTCGCTTAATTCTGATAATGATAGAGTTGAGGAACCTGCCAGTGATGAAATCACTTTTGTGGCATTTTGTTGTCCTACTCTGACTTTGATATCTGCCATCTATTAGTTAGCAATTCAGATCTAAAAAGTATTTATATTTATCTATGACGTTATCTTCGAGGATAGTTCTTTCAGCATTAATTTAAGTTCTTCAATTTCTTTTTTCATATTTTCTATCTCTAATTTTCGATCTGAATTTCTAATTTTATCAGACATATAATTTTTATATGAACTACTATCACAATTTATGATAGCACCAGTTTTTTCATCACGAAATAGATTTTTATGTCCTTCTACTGGAATCATGTTATTTTTGTTTTAGTTTTCTTTTTAACTAATGGAATTGGTAAATCAAAATTTCCACCACTTTTTTTAATCTGATCTCTAAACGAGTCTACCCCCTGTTTTATAATATCGGTGTCTCTTATTCTTCTAAGACCCTCTGTCCCTTTAGGTGTTCTCTCAAACATCTTAGGTGCTATATTTTCCACGAATTGTTTAAATGTTTTCATTACGCTAATGCAATTGCTCTAAAGTCTTGTAATCTGACAGGATATGATTCATTTGTTGAAGTCATAACTACCTTAACAACGAATCCATGGAATTGTTCCAAACCATCAACTGAGAATTGATATTCAGAGAACTTACCAATTGAACTTGGAGTCACATATGCATCTGGTCTACCATCATTTTGACTCAAATCAATTATATCATCACCAAAACCATCTCCATCTGTATCTTTCATATTTTTATATCCAGGAAATGGTCTATAAGTTTGAGATACTTCGCTAGAATCAGCACTGAATAATCTGTAAAATACTCTAAAATCAGCTTCAGGTGGAACACTTGCACCAATTAGCACCTTAAGTGATGTTGCAGGTTGTTCAAGAAATACTGCTTGAGTGACTAATGATGACCCATGAGGATCGTCTTCCAATTGATTTGTTCTTTGATCAGTTGAATAATTATCTATTCCAATTGGATTATTAATTTTATTTCGATGGAAACTGAATGTCGCATTTTTTACATCAAGTTCTGGAGATAAATTTGGATCTTTAGTAAACATATCAATATTCAATGTAAGAGACTTATTTTTAGGTAAAGTATTCAACTTAATTGATTCATTTACTTTTGATGCAACCAATCTAGGAGTTGGGAAATGAGTAGTTTCATTTAATGCTACTGGTGTAATTCCCTGATCTAAGAATGAAATTTCTGTTCCATTAGCACTTGTTCCACTAATAGTTCTAACACTTGAATTTACCGTTGTTTTAGTACCAGGTGTTATGACATTAAAATATGGTGTAAATGCACTAAATTGATGATTTTGAGATATTTTTACTTGATCTCCACCAAATCCTTTTTCATTTGTAAAACTTAAAAGGTTATTACCGCTGACTCTCTGGGCATCAAAATTACCAACATTTACTTGCAAGTAATAATTATCAATATTTGATGCATTCTTTAAAGTCGTATTTGTAGGAAGAGTATGAGTTGTATTAATACCAACTAATGGCATTCCATTCGCTTCATATGTTTGAATGCTTGCACCAGATTCATGTGATGTTGCTTTTGTGCTCAATTGTCCTCTTGTCAATGTTAATTGTCCAGTTCCTACAATATACCTTACAAGTTCACCATCAAAAAGAGCAAATCCTCTATCAGTTGTTATACCAGAGTATTTTGTAAAAGGTGTGGTATCAGAGACTGAAACTGTTGTACCATCTGCTGTTATATCTGATGTAGTAGCAACTGTTTCTGTATCAGGATCTACATCTTCTATTTTTATTTGATTGGTACCACCATGATGAGCATGATTATACTGTACAACCTCAAATACATTTCCAGTATAAAGATCTCCATTCACAGTTGAGTCACCATTTACTTTAACATCAGGTACAGGTGCTCTACTATTATTATTACTTCCATATTCTATTAGATCTGCATTATTAGTAAATTTCTCACCATTTACATCAGTTAAATATAAAGTATCGAATTGAGAGTTGATAGTTGTAACAACAACTTTAAATCCTGCACCTCTTTTTACATTTGCATTTGAATTGTCAACAGTTAGAACATCTCCAACTTGATAACCTGTTCCTCCTCCACCTGTAATTGTTGCTGTATCAATTGTATTAGTTACAGGGTTTGGTGTTACATTTACGAGTGCACCTGATCCATTTCCTGTTAGTGATACTAACGGAATATTAGAAACTGGAGTTATACTATATCCAGAACCATTTGATATAATTTCTATACCAGTTATATTGGATCCTTGACCTTCAACTATACCAGTTATACTAACATCCTCTGCATCGGAAGCTGCACCAGTGCTAACTTTTCTTCCTAATGGGAATTTAGCAGTTGTTTTAGTACCTGATCCATCTATTTTGACAATTAATTTTCTAGGTAGTGAGCGTATTGGATTATCTATAATTTTTTGAGTATTTTCATTACCAGGTTCGATTGGTGTATTATAGAATGTAGTTGTTCCTGTAACTCCTGTGATGAATTTTGCTTTTCTTAATTTAAATGTTAAATCTTGGAACTGACTCGCTGTCCATATAGTTCCGTTTTGAGATTTGAATAAACTACCACCAATGTACTGTTTAGAAACAACAACATTTTCCGCATCAGGTAAAGTTGATGTTTTTATTGTTTTCTCACCCATTGTAGAAACAAATAATTCATATTTGTCAGATGCTGGAGATAAGAATACAATAGCATATTCTTTACCAGATTCTAAGTAAATTGGTGATTGGAATTTTATAGTTGTTGCTGCTGAAGCGTCATCAGAAGTTTCAATTGGTTTTCCATCATTGTATGTTTGTGGATTAATTGATAATTGAGCATAATCTTGTACCAAATATTGAGTAGGAGTTCCTAATTCAACTTCTCTTAATTCAACAAATAACTTTGCTTTCGGATCGATTGATTTAAAGTAAACATCAAACGAAGTTAAAAATGCACCAGTCTCGTCAACAGTAAATGATTGTGCGAGTGGGTCTCTATGAGGAGCAAGGAATTTCTCACCTTCTTCTTCCTTCCATGACAGATTTGTTTTTGTGGTTGTTTCACTAGGTTTTGTTCCAGATGGTGGTGGTGGATTTCTTACTTGTACAGTGGTTGTAGTTTGAGTTTCTATGGTACCTGTAGCAGTGAATACACCAGATGCATCACTAGCATGATCAGTGCTGCCAGGAACTGGCACAGTGCCCTCTGGTGCAGCTGTAACTCTAAATGTTTTTGATCCTGTCTCAAAGAGAACTGGAGGTGCTGGTGTTGTATTTGGATCTCTAAAGAAAAATGCACCTAGTAAATCTCCCCAATTGTCACTGACTAATTCTACACTAGTAACTTTTGCAACTGCTCCACTTTCTTGTCCAATTATTTTTGCACCTTTTTTTATGAAACCATAATATTTTTCAACGTTTGCTAATGCTATACAATCAATATTTAATAATTTGGATGTTGCAGAATATGTATCTGATGGAGCAGGTCTAGTGCTATCGAATGGATCTACAGTGTATGTTTCGACTGAAACGGAAGGGGATCCTAAACCAGCACCAATTTCAGGTCTTGAAGTATCACCAAATTTATGGTTAGGTTTTTGTATTCTGGCAAATCCAATTGTAAGTGGTTTAGCGGATTTGTTGAAGGATGTTGTAATTTTGACATCTTCAAGCACATTGAATGTGCCTTTTTGCATTTTTATTTCAATTAATTTAGGTACAATATCAGGAATGGCATTATCAAGATAATGATAATGTTTTGTTTGAGGTTTTAATCCATTTGCACTAAAAAATACATTTCGAGAACGCATATAAGGGTCAACTTCACTTGTTACTTTTATACTTTCAACGTAATCATATTCTTTACTTGGACCTTGTAATTGATTAGTATATGTGGTTAAGAATGTTTCTGTCTCTAGATATTGTGCATTTATTATTTTTATTCTATCTCTATACCAGTCAGAATCTGGATCATCAATATCTTTACCAGTATCTTCTGTAACTCCAGTTGCTTCAGTTTTAGTTCCTAATGAAACTGTATTACCAACTGCTGCCCATTTAGCTCCAGTGGATTCTTGTCTGACGTTTTCAACATAAATTGTCCTTGTCCAGTTATCAGATGGAGGGTCTAATACAACTGCACCCATAAAAACTATGACATTAAATGGATTAACATTTTCAATTCCTGTAGCGTGTGGATTTTCTATCCAATCTACTTCTTCATAATCTAAAGTAATCATATCACCAGTTTTTCTACAATTTGTATCTAACAATTGTAAATTTGAGTTTGGATCACATTTAGTTACATCAATAGCTGGATTTAATGCTAACTCAGGATTTATATTCCAGTTATCAACTGCACATACTAATTCTTGTTTTATTACATCAACATCACATATTGATCCTTTTTCTGGGTGGAAATTAATAAATCTCCTGTCTTTAAAGTTATTTACAAAGAAACCAGACTTAAATCTATCCAATCCATCCGCATCTTTAACTTGCATACTTTGTGTGGATAATTCAAGTGCATTTAATGAGGTCACGGTTTCTAATGTTTCTATTCTTCTTTCTAATGCACCAATGTCTCTCATAGTATATCTCTTATTTTCTTTAAGAGTAATAATTGGATGATTAACTGTATCAAAAAGATAAGCTGGTAATCCTATTTCTGCAATTTCCATTGAGTCTCCTAGTTCAGTAGGAGGAACAGGAATATCATCCGATTCACCTTTTATGAGTTGAACTTCCTCAAATCTATTAATAATCAATTTATCAATTCTTGGTAAATAATAACTATATCCAAATAATGAACTTTCATTCGGGGCTATTACAAATGGCAAAGTAGACTCAAATGATCTATTATCAAATGCGTATGGAGATCCACTTATTGTGTCAGGATCAAAAGTAGATACTCTTGGTCTAAAATCAAGAACGTCTGAAAGTTTACATCCATTTATACTCGGAATATCCTTTGAATATCTATCTTTTGTATATGAATTTACAGTAAATAAATCACCAACATTACCAGTTGCAACTTGATATTTGTCAAAAATAATTAGAAGTTTTTTCGATGGAATTCCTACTTTTGCTTTTCTAACTATTTTAGAATAATCACAATATTGATTTTTATGTCCTTTTTCTAAATCATAATTGTTTGTTCTATTCACAAAATTTCCACTCTCAGCATCCATCAATACAGTTTCAATACCAGATTCTTTAAAGATTATATCTTCTCCTATGGTAAATGTATTTGCATTTAGATATACAAAATTAATTTCTGTTGCATTCGGAACGCTTACAACTTGACCAATAGCACGACTATCTTTTCCAACAACCTTTTCACCAATAACAACATTTGTATTTAATCCCAATCCAGATACAAATTTGAGTTTATCTAAAACGGGAGTAGCCGTTGTTTTTGATTCAAGAACAGCAATCACTTTAACAACATCTGGCACATTTAGAGATATTTCTTTATCTTCAACTCTAACTCCATAAGCATCACTCGTAGATAATCCACTTTCAAGATTTGACACTCCAGACGTGCGAGTTATTTCTACAGTTTGACTTCTTACGTAATCTTTTGTTTTACTTGTGGCACCGAATTTTTTTAATGTTACATTGACAGTTGCATTACCACTTGCTTTTGACAATCCATTAAAACTTATATCATTTCCACTATTTGTAATATTAACTTGATCTGAAGTTAATGGTTCTACAGTACCATCAGTATAATGGATGGAATATCTTTCAGCGTCAAATGGTTCAAAGAATACGCTTGTTACACCAACAGTCGCTGCTAAACCAACTTGCGATGAAAATGATATTGAATTACCACTTATACTTTGATTAAGTATTTGTTTATTAATTATTATATTAGAATTAGATGTATCGACATTTGAAATGTATTTTTTAGGTAATTTTGCAAAAATAGATGATTTCCCATAGTTTGATACTTGTGCGACTTTAATTCTAAAGGTTGATTGCTGAGTTCCAGATACAGATCCCTCACATACACCTGCTACATCTGTAGTTGAAGCTAGAGTCAGTGTGGTGCCAGTGGAGTTTATATTTGATATTTTGTTATAGTGGGGATCCTCTCCTCCATTATTATTATAAGCAACGATTGTATCGGTTTTGATACCAGTATTTGCAAAATTACGACCACTTACATTTGCAGTACTTGAACCTGTAATGTTCAATTGATCTGACACTGAAAATCCAGGCAATACTTTATCAAAAAGAGATGCGTCAGCACTAAAATCAGACGCTAGTGTAGATTCTACTTTATCTTTAGATTGAAAAACTGATTTTATATCTTCAACATTATATGAAATAACTCCTGGTTGTGCAAGTGTTCCATTTTTAATAGATACTTTTTCAGTTGTTTCTTTCTCATTAAAAATTATTTGCTCACCTTCTATAAATGTGCCTGTTGTTTGTGATAAATTTAATTCATTTACACCAGAAGTATTTGCGTTTTCTGCAAGATAACCAATCGCTCCACTTGCAAGACCTCTTACTCTAGTCCCTTTTGTTTTCCCTCCAGGATTTGTAATAGCTGTAACTCTTAATGTTGTATATGTTTGTATATCAAAAAGATACAAATCCCAACTTGTATCATCTGCTGAATAAGTGGCATCTGATAAACCAAATGAATAAACTCTTGCTACTCCTATCTTTAATCCACCAGCAGCATTTGATGAACCTTTACGTCCATTATGTAAATCAATTACATTGTTATTATTTCCAGCTTCAATTTTTGATCCACCAATATTGATAAATGGAGTTCCTTGCACATTATTAACTTTAAGCAAACTACCCATATTGAATGGAATTGATGCCATATCCACAGTTTTGATATCTCTTGGTTTTTCTATATCAAGAACAGTTGTATTTGGTTTATAAACATCATATCCTTTTACATAAGCTTTACCTGCAGAAAGTTTTACACACATTAAATCATCAGAAGGTGTGTTTCCTTTATCTGTTACTTGATTTTCAGTGTATAGACCACCTGAATTAACCTCATCATTTAATGAGTTTTGAGTGTTAACAGTAAAAGGAGTAACAGCATAATTACCAGATTCATCAAATGTTCTTTTTGCAAAATATTTTTTAATTTCAGAATATACTGTTTCATCTTGTAATTTTTTAGTAACACCCTCGTTTGTCCTGAATAATTCAACAAAATTTGTATCATCATAATCTTGAAGAGCTTTTTTAGCTAATTTTACTGTAATTTTAAATCTATCAGCACCTGGTGCAGCAAAATTAGTAAAACCTTTAGCATTATCATAAAGAGAAGAATCATCATTTGCATTTACTACATCTTCAATTATCTCCAATCCAACCCTGTATGATGGTTTATTTGTATATGGATCTAAAATTATTGATGAAGTAGGAACATCAATAAATAAACCTCTTATAAAATATACTCCTTTACTAATTCCAAACGCTGATCCTGTTGCTGTTGCATCTTCAGTAACTAAAGTTAAAACAGTTTCTTCTGCAGTTAGTGTTGTATTACCATAAGTAACGTTTTCTTCAAGTATCAAAATTTCCCCGTCTGGAAAAGCAGTGCTCTCACCATCCGTTCCAGATTGATTATATTTAATAAAAATTGTTATATCATCAACTCCCTCTTCTGGTGGTAGTATGAAATTCTTAATTGTTGCGACTATTCCTGAATTTTGACCTCTTACTCTAGTTCCTTTTCCTTCATTGTTTGATATAATATTGTTTAAATATACTGATACATCTATTCCTAAATGATTAGGATTTACTTTTGCAGAAAAATATGTTGGATCATATTCAATAGCACCTGGTATAACCATTGAACCTTCTTTAAACATGTGTTTTCCGAAAGATTCAACTTGATTTTGTAATATAGATTGTAACCCAGTTAATTCTCTAGCCTGTACAGGATATCCTGGCCTAAACAGAACTTTGTAGAAATTCTTATCCTTATCAAAATCATCATAATAAGGTGATATATTTAGATTAGTCTTCTGTGGCATTGCTTAAAATTCCAGAATAATTTTTATGTCTTCTTTTTGACGAGAGTTTCTAACGATCACGGGTCTATTATCTAGGTAAATTATTTCTCCTGACCCTTTATTTATCTCAGAATCAGATAAACCAGAAACAAAGTTAGTTCCTAAATTTATTAATTTACTACCTGATGGGTTAGTAGTAATACCTGAAAAATTAATTGATATTTTACCACTGAATGATGAAGTTTCTCCTTTTATAGAATTTACTATTGTTGAACCAGTCTCGAATTGATAAATTCTACCTTGAGTAGATATTCCAGTATAATCAGTATGGTCGTAAGAAGTCTCATTAAATGATAATGATCTATCTCTAAAATATTTTAACACTTTAGTTTCTTCATCATAAGATGCTATAAAAGCTGTTGCTTCTCTACCTTTATTAGGTGAAAATGCTAGGACTTGCACAATCTTTTCACCAACTTCTGGAGTTCCTGTCACCTCATCGGTAAATTTAATTGCCTGTAATGCAGAAAAAGTGCTATCAGTATATGTTACTGAGGTTCCAACTTTTGTTGGATTCTTAACAATACCAACCTGAGAGAATTTTGTGTCAATCGGGAAATCTTTTGTAGATTCATCAAATCTAGCATAAACGATAACTCTATCTGTGCCTAACTCTTTATAAAGATCATGCCCATGACCTAGTGAAGGTGGAATAATTGGAACTAACTTAGCTGCGTTAGGAACTCCACCAGATGGTTGAAGTTCTGCTAAATCAACTAATGCATAACTATAACCCTTTCCACCAGCACTTACTGTAATATCTGTAATTTTGCTGTTTACAACATCAACTCTTGCTTTAGCTCCAGTGCCATCTCCTATTATATCAACTTCTTGACTCAAACCATCATTATAACCATCTCCAGATTTTTCTATGTAAACATGTTTGATTTGGTTTTCGTTTACGTTTGAATCTCCATTTTCTCGGACTGCCACTATTTGAGAATCGGTGCTTGTTGACCAATCGTTTGGAACAGTAATAAATTCTGTTGAATCAAACTTGACGATATCACTAGGAGAAACAGTGAATAGGTATTTCCATATAAAACCATCACCACTACTACCTGCTGCTGATGGTTCTAAATCTGTAAATGTTGGTTCATCTTGTGATACATTTCCAGATGGATTTGATCCTGTGGAACCGTTATCAATGCAAATGTAGACTTTGAAGTCTGAGTTAAGGACATAATATTTCGCATCATAAAGACGATTTGCCTTCTCTACAGGACTTTGGTTAGTAGGACTATAATCATCTCTATAGATATCATATCTAGTTCCTGCAACCCAATCAATTCTTCTTATTATTCTTCTAATATTAGCAGACGATACTTTTTTTCCATACATCATTGTGTCTCCAGAATGAAGTCTATATGAAAAACTATCAGTTGGTGAAGGGGTATCAGTATCCCAGTCT